AGGTTGAAGACAAAAGTGCTGAAACCGAAAAACTATCAGAGTTCGAACAGAAGTTAGATCAGTGCATTGAAAATATATCCAACATTCGTGAGTCAATTAATTACTACGATTTCTCATATAATCTTCTTAAAGATGGCGGTGTAAAAACTAAGATAGTTAAGAAGTATTTGCCATTGATTAATCAGCAGGTAAATAGATATCTTCAATTGATGGATTTTTATATTAACTTTTCTCTTGACGAAGAGTTTAATGAATCTATTCAATCTCCTATCCATGATAATTTCTCATATGCTTCTTTCAGCGAGGGAGAGAAGATGCGAATTGACCTGGCACTCTTATTTACTTGGAGAGAAGTTGCTGCAATGAAGAACTCTGTAAATACAAATCTTTTAATTATGGATGAAGTGTTTGACAGTTCTTTGGATGGATTTGGAACTGAGGAGTTCTTGAAGATTATCAAATTTGTAGTTAAGGATGCCAACATCTTTGTTATTTCTCATAAAGAAAGCTTGTTTGATAAGTTTGATGGCACAATCAAATTCGAGAAGATCAAGGGATTTAGTCGAATGGTGACCAGTTGAAAAACTGTCCACTCTGCCCTCGACTCTGCCCCCACTCTTCCCTATAATTGGTGCATACGCAAAACGATGATGCCCATTTCACACGAAATCAAGTCTCAACTGGCAAAGTTGCTTGCTACAGAAGATATTATCGTAGAGAACCGTAATATTGATACTGCACAATTTAATGTACAAAGCAGAGTTCTGACACTTCCTCTTTGGGATCGTGCCAGCAACTCTGTTTATGATTTATTGGTTGGTCATGAGGTTGGGCATGCTTTGTTCACTCCAAACATTGATCCACCAAAAGATATTCCACATTCATTTTTCAATGTTGTAGAGGATGTTCGCATTGAAAAAATGATTAAACGTAGGTATCCGGGTCTTTCTAAAAGTTTCTTCAAAGGATACAAAGAATTGTCCGATCAGGATTTCTTTTCCTTGGAGGGGGAGGATATCTCTAAGATGAGTCTTGTAGATAGGGTCAATATATATTTCAAAATTGGCAATCATGTTGAAGTTGACTTTGACGATAATCTTGAGATTCCGATTGTTCGTATGATTGGTGAGTGTGAAGATTTTGAGGACGCAATTACTGCTGCAAGAGCGTTATATAATTTCTGCAAGAAAAAAGAGGATGAGAAATCTTCTGCCCCTACTCCTCAGGGGCAGGGGGAATCCTCTAAACATTCTGTTGAGGATGATAGTTCTGACACAGAATCAAATGGTATTTCAAATGCAGATGGAAATGCAGAGAATGAAAATTCTGAAGATGTTTCTAATAATACCGGTGGATTCAGTGAGACATCTACTCATACTGTGGACAGTCTTGAGGAAAGACTTAAAGAACTTAATGGGTCTTCGATTTCAGACAATGTATATGTAGAAATTCCTGACCTTAACCTGGATAGTGTCATTATTTCTAATTCTGATATTCATAAAGAGTGTGATAGATTTAAAGATTTGTCTACTGGTAGAGTTGGTGAGTATTATACTGAATATGATAAAGTTTATGAGTATGTTTATGGAGATTCTGATCGTGAGTTTCTGTCCTTCAAAAAGTCTTCGCAAAAAGAAGTTAACTACTTAGTAAAAGAGTTTGAATGTAAGAAAGCAGCAGATTCTTATGCTCGTGCTAATACTTCTAGAACGGGTGTTTTAGATTGCTCCAAACTTCACACATACAAGTATAATGAAGATCTTTTCAAGAAAGTAACCACTCTTTCTGATGGAAAGAATCATGGATTGGTTTTTGTTCTTGATTGGTCGGGGTCAATGTCTAGTGTCCTCTTGGATACGATCAAGCAATTATATAATTTGATTTGGTTCTGTAAGAAAGTATCTATTCCATTTGAGGTATATGCTTTTACAAATGAGTGGAATAAAATGGTCTATTGTCCGGATCATGGACGATATGTTGCTCTTGATATGACTCCCCACTATGAGAAAGCACATGGATTAGTTTGTGTAGAAAGTTCATTTAGTATGCTGAATTTGCTCACTAGTAAAGTAAATGGGAAAGAATTGCAAAATCAGATGAATAATATTTGGAGGATTGCTCGATATTTCTCTATGAGGAGTGCAACTTATATGATTCCTGAGAAACTTTCTCTCTCAGGAACTCCTTTAAATGAAGCACTTGTTTCTTTGCATGGTATACTTCCAAAGTTTAGTAAAGAGAATGGAGTTCAAAAAACTCAGTGTATTATTTTGACTGATGGTGAAGCTGCCCCGCTCAATAGACATGTGTTAATAGATCGTCCATGGGAAGATAATTACTACATTGGTGAGCGTAGAATTCCTAATAGTCGCGCTTATCTCCGTAATAGGAAAACTGGAACCACTTTGAATTTTGGTGAGGGTTATTATCATGAATTTACAGATACTTTATTGAGAGATCTCAGAACAAAATTTTCTGATGTAAACTTCATTGGTATTCGGGTGTTGATTCCTAGAGATGCAAACGGATTCTTAAAACAATATTATAGTTATGGAAGTACTGCTTATGATAAAATCTTCTCCGATTGGAAGAAGAACAAAAGTTTTTGTATTACTAGGTCTGGTTATCATGCATATTTTGGTTTATCTTCCTCAGTAATGTCTCAGGATTCTGATTTTGATATTAGCGATGGTGCAACAAAGGGTCAGATTAAATCCGCATTTATCAAGTCACTGAAGACAAAGAAACTAAATAAAAAAGTTCTTGGAGAATTTATTTCTTTAGTTGTATGAAACATAAGCATATCGTCCTGGAAGATACCAAAGAGGTATTAGTTGTTTGTAGTAGCGCAATTACTGCTATGGGAGTCAATGCTATGGTTCAAAAATATTATCCCGGTTATACGGCAAAGATAATATCGGAGCATTACTACAATCAGAGGACAGTTTAATAACTGTCCACAAGGGGACCACACGGTCCCCTTTTTTCGTGTATACTATCTGTAGTTCAAACAAAGGTAATGTCCTTTTCATCTGAGCACATTCGCACATCACTTCAGTCACTTTATGGGAATTCTGTTTCCGCTGGTGATATTCGTGCCTGGTGTGCTATGAATGACACAACGTATCAGACAGTAGCTAGAAAACTTGATGAGTACAAAGTTAGTCGTGGCAAGTGGGATCTTGAAGTGACTTCTGAGACAATTCAGGATCTTGAAGAGAGTTATAATGTTCCTTCAGTCGAAAAGCAAAATCTGATTCCTAATAAAAATGATTCCTTCGTCAAGTTTGGTAACTTCAATGATATTAAGAAAATTATTTCTTCCGGTTTATTCTATCCAATGTTCATTACGGGTCTATCTGGTAACGGCAAAACGTTCTCGGTTGAGCAAGCGTGTGCTCAACTGGGTCGTGAATTGATTCGAGTAAACATTACTATTGAAACTGATGAAGATGATCTCATTGGTGGATTCCGCCTTGTCAATGGCGAAACCGTTTGGCACAATGGTCCGGTCATCGAAGCGTTGCAACGCGGTGCGATTCTACTGCTTGACGAGATTGACCTGGCTTCCAACAAAATTCTTTGCCTTCAAAGTATACTCGAAGGAAAGGGTGTCTTCCTGAAGAAGGTTGGTCAGTATATCAATCCATCTAAAGGATTTAATGTATTTGCCACAGCTAACACTAAAGGTAAGGGATCTGATGATGGTCGATTTATTGGCACCAATGTTCTTAATGAAGCATTTCTTGAGCGTTTCCCTGTGACCTTTGAGCAGGAGTATCCAAGTCCCGCAACTGAGACTAAGATTCTCAACAAACTGTGTGGCGATGTGAACTTCTGTAAGCGTCTCGCTGACTGGGCAGATATCATCCGTAAGACCTTCTATGATGGAGGTATTGAGGAAATCATTAGCACTCGTCGCCTAGTTCACATCGTTCAGGCATATAGTATTTTTGGTGATAAGGCAAAGGCTATTGAGGTTTGCGTCAATCGTTTTGATGATGATACTAAGCAAGCATTCATGGAACTTTATGACAAAGTTGATGAAGATTTTGTGATGCCTACTGAGGACACTGAGAATCACCAGAAGCAGTGTCTTGACGAGCACAACTTCTAGTGGTAGAATGATGACAAACTCTTGGAGTTTACTGTATGATGAACTTTATTCAAACAACAAAATGACTGAGCATTCTAAGCATTATTACGATTACGATCGTAATGATCCAGATCGCCTGAATCGTCTTTATGAAAAATCTGCTGATGGAATCATTGGTGCTGAAGGAACTGATTCTATTTCTTTCAACATCAGTGACGCCACTCAGAAAGATTATATTGACTTTTGGCATGGTTACACTCCAGCAGATATTGATTACACAAAACTTGAGGGTTACGATCTACAGATTGATATCCCAGATCTACCTGAAGCACCAGATAACAACAATGGGCGTTGGAAGTATAATGAAGATGTTATTCTGAAGGATATTCATGAATATGTAAGTGCTACTTATCGTAGTCACTACACTGGAAAAGTTAGTGGATTTAAAGGTACTCAAAATTATGCCATTCAAACTATTGACTTGTTAGAAGCAAAAGGACTTGCTTCTGATTTCTGTCAAGCAAATATTATTAAATATGGAAGTCGATATGGTGATAAAGATGGTCAAAACAAGAAAGACTTGTTGAAAGTTATTCATTATGCTATGCTTCTATTGCATTTTGATAACCATTACAAAGCAACCAAATCCGATTATCCATATTGATATGAAAACTCTAGATCGCATGAAACTCTCTGACAAAACTATCTCTCTCCTTAAGAACTTTTCTTCTATTAATCAGTCAATTCTGATCAAAGAGGGTAGCAAATTGCGTACCATTTCAGTGATGAAGAACATTCTCGCTGAAGCAACAGTTTCTGAAGACTTTGCTAAAGATTTTGGTGTGTATGATCTCAATCAATTCTTGAATGGGTTGAGTCTCTACCAAA